TTATTCTTCTTTTCGTATAAATGGATTCAAGCCGACTTTTTCTTTAATGAGAGCTGCAGCTTCTTCGGCTGATTCCTTGCTGTCGAACACACCTGTGAAGACTCGGTACTTGCCTGGCGTTACTGTTGCAGCGACAGTTGCTTTCCTCTCCAACTTTGCTCCTTTCGCGATACCATCTGCATGCGCTTTTGCCAGTCCATCGATCACAGCAGGATCTTTCAACAGCTTCGCTTCATTAGGATTGCTGACAAATAGGTTTTCCGTTAAAACTGCCGGCATATTGGATACACGAAGCACCGCTAGGTTCTGCTGTTTTATACCTCGATCACGGATACCATATTGTTTCAAAAACGACATAATCTCATCGTGAACGGCTTTTTGGAACGTTGCTGTTTCTCCTGACACTCCCTGCTGTCGGAACGTTTCAAATCCGTTTGAATCTGGATATAAGCTGTTTAAATGGATAGATACAAGGTAATCTGCCTTGTTTGTATTTGCAATACGTGCCTTTGCTTCTGGTTCATGATATACATCCGTCATGCGTGTAAGTGATACTGTACAGCTATAGTTGTTCGTTAAATAAGCTGCAGTCTTTTTCGCTATATCTAGAACGACGGCTTTCTCTTGCAACCCATTTCCAACGGCACCTGGATCTTTACCACCGTGTCCCGGATCAATCTCGATATGTTTACTCATTTTTCTTCACCGTCCTCCTTTTGCTTAATCTCAGTTTTCGTCGTGACTTCTAGGACTGGTCCTGCTATTTTCTCGTTTTCTTCCTTCAACTGGGCGAAAACACTGCTGATCTGCTTCGGCACTTTGACACCTAGGTGGCCAAGATTTTCAATAAAGCTGATTCCTTCCATCCCGATCAAAAACATGATCATTGTGTTACGCATAAACTGGCCACCTGTACCGCTGATATTGTCCAGCTGCACGGCCACGACGACGGCAAATATCATGGCTGTTTTTTTCATCAGCCCGCGAAAGCCAATCTCAGACGATATTGTTTTATTGCCCCACGCAATCATGAATCCTGTTACATAATCGATGATCATCATGATCACGAGCGCCTTAACCAAATGATCCACTCCCCCGACAAAATAAGCAACAGCTGATATGCTGCCCCCTAAAACGGATGTGTATAACGTGTCTGTATTATGTTGCATCCCGCACCTCTTTCAGTTTTTGTATATAAAAAGAACGTCCGCAATGGACGCTCTTCATTCACTCTTTATATCCCTTGTTCATTAGCCTGGTTGAACAATAGGTGCAATCATCTTTCAAACGTTTGTAACTGTTTACACCTGCTTGATAAGCATCAGCTGGTTTTGCTTTATTCCCTTTTTGTTTTGGCACCGAATTGAAGCGGCCTTGCTTCTTTCGTGGCTCTTCTTCATCGACATCATCCTCTTGCGGAGAAAAGTATTCTGGGAATTCTTCTTCGAGCTCTTCAAATAGCTCGTCCAAGTTATCCGGGTTACCATCCTCATCAAGTTCAATCGCATCGATATTGATTAAGCGAGCAAGTAGCTTCGGATTATGGCCATTATCAACCGCAAATTCTTTTACAAGAGCTGTTTTTTCTCTGCGTTCCGCACGCAGGAGACGTTTTTCATTTTCAGTGTTACGAGCGGCATTATCATTTGGATCCTCTTCTTTTGGATCTTTCTTTTTGTCTGCCTGTTCTTTGAGTAGGCGATACTCTTCCGGATCAACATCTTTAAACTTGCTCATCCGTTTGCCCAACTGATCCTTCAGCTTCGCATTGTATTGCTTTTTAAATTTCGGATCTTTCAGCAATTCATCCAGGTTTGGTACATCATCATCTGGATCTTCATTGTCTTCAGGATCCTCTCGGTCTTCTAGATCGTCTGGATCACCATCGGCAAAAAATTGTAAGTCTAGCTTCAATAAATCCTCTTCTTTCACGGCAGAAGGAGGCGTCTTCTTAAACAAGAAAACAAATGTAGCAATCCAAGCTTTTAAAATGTTTAACATATTCTTTCTCCTTTCATCTCTGCTTTTTTCGCATAAAAAAAGCAGGCAAAAATGTTTGTCTGCTCGAATGCTTTTATTGTCATCATCGGTTTGGACAAAAAAACAGCATCCCTGTAAGAATGCTGTTTCTAAGCTTAATTAAAGTCTTTGTTATGATATCTATTCAATAAATAAGCACGGAGAGCTCCCCTGCAACTTGTTGACAATGATGAGTTTTGAACATGAATTAAATCACCAAAAGGTACACCCTCTATAAATTTCACAACTCCCTCGAACTCTTTTCCTCCCTCAGCGTCAAATCCGGTTACTTTAACGAATAATACATTCTGTTCGGTCCATTGGTAATCCACTGTGCTAAATGTATGATGATGAGTTTCGTACATCAAGATAATCCTCCTATTTTAGCTTATTTTTAGATAAACCCTTTTTGAAGGATAAAGCAACTACTTTTCTTATATTCATATATTCAAGATCAGATTGACCGAACAGCATTCAAATACTCTCTCTGCAATTGCTGCCACTTGTTATCATTTTTTCTCTTCATCCGCCTATATGCTCCAATCGTTTTCGGTGCCTTGTCACCTAGTGCCGCCTTCATCTTTTCATAGGCCTTCGCTTCCTGCCTGGCTACGCGACGGATTTCCTGCTCTTTTTCGTACGCTCTACGCTGGGCGGGAGTCCTTGTATCCTCGTCAGGATCAAAATTACGCCATCGTTCTTTCGCTTCTTCCTCATCATCACCGAATTCCGGAATGAAAGGAGATACACCACAACGATCATTTGGATGAAACGGCGGTAGCGGAACTTGTGCTTTTGTCGGATATCCCTCGTGTTCACCCGTCAAACTAACGACCAATCCACGATGACGAGCACACACATCACACGTGGGATAAGAACCTGTAATTTTAACCAACCCAACACCCACATCTGTATAGCGAGTCTCTGCTCCCGCCACATGAGCTGTCCGGATCTTTGTCCGAGTGACTGTCCGAGCATAAAAATCAAGCGGCAGTCGCCTACCGTCACTTGTGATAAACGACGTCATACCCGCCTCGGCGAATTCTTTTGCAACCCGCTTTGCCGCTACTTTGCTGTGCTCGCCTTGGATTATACCGGATGCGATTTCCTGACGTACCGTTTCAAGTGTGTTGTCAATCGTAGTGACAGCACTTTCCTTCGCTGTACGGAAAGCGGCTGCCATATCACCCATTGTATCGCTAACGATTTCGTCAAGTGCGTTCAAGTGAATGCGGTTTTGAATGACTGGCTTTATTTTTACTGCTGCAGCAATCGCTTTGGCCATTGGACTTAAAGGCACGGACGTTAAGAGTTCCTGCAACGCTGTTTGTGCCTCGTTCAATCCACTCATGTACGCTGATGCTAACTCGGTTGGCAACACTTCTTCTGTTGCGGCCTGTAAATCATCGAGAGCGGCGAGAATGGACGCCAGAAGCGCTGCTTTCTTTTTATCATTAAGGATATCATCGATGGTGACCACTTCTTGGAAAACGATGAACAACACTTCCGAAAAAGCTTTTAATAGTTGCTCAAGATTCATTCCTTATCCCTCACAATATTTCCTTTGGCATCGCGGTTATCGTTCAAGTTTAAAAGCGTCTGCCTGCCACGAAGCAGTGATGTAGTGTTATCCATCTGCTTTGCCTCTTCAATGCGTGTGATTTCATTTTCAATCCAATCCTCTGACGCATATGGATTATTCCGACGCACCACTGTTTCCAACGAAGCGGTACCGGCAACATACTCCGCATTATTCTTCTCGACTACTTCAAAGCGGCTCACAGGCACCATATCAAGCACAGTGATTTCTGGTTCTTCAATAATGACCGCTTCATCATCATCTTCAAGCAGCCATAATGCGCCTTCGTATAATCCTTTCAGAAACGCCACGTACTCTTTCAAAATCTGCTCCGCTTTTGTCAACGACACGAACAAATCATAGAATTTTGCAATACCTGACTGTGAGCCACCGCTTCCTTCTGCTAAGTAGAAATCGACCGCCTTTTCAGATGTTCGTGTCTCCATAAGCATTGTTTTCATCAAGTCTTTCACCCATTGAATGTCACCGATTTGATCAATATCAATTTGAATAATTTCAATAGCTTTACCCTTTTCATCGAACGTCGTCACTTCCAGATCTCGGTGATCGATTTTCGTCTCATCATCATAGCGCTCATAAGCGAGTTGTTCAAGGCGTTCCATGACCTCTTTCGATATAGCAAGACGAGGTTTTCCGTTCCGCTCAAATGTGATGCTATTCCGCGTCAATGTCCAGTTGATGTCATCTTGTTTACTGCCTTGATTCTCTAAACAGGAGCGGCCGAGAGGATCAAGCATGGTCTTTTCGTTCGCCCAATAGTGAATCAGTAAACGGGAGCGGCCTGTATACTTAGTTTCTAGTTCTTCAATGCCGAGCAATTCAAGCGCCAATGTATCTTCTACCTGTTCGAGTTCATCACTATCGTTGATGGAATGAAGAATATGCGTCACTCTTAAATCCCCTTTTTCAATGCGCTCTCGATACACATGAAAGTATTCATCTAAGTCTTCACCTAACTTGCGAATAAAACCTAAATCAGCGCCATTCCCATCCTCATGAGGGAAATATACATCCCGCAACTTAAAATCGATTCGTACACCGTCCTCGTCCTTCACAGGGATACCAACAACGCCTCCGTCAACTTGGTGCATGACGATATTGGACCAGTGTTCAAAATCCAATTTGCTATTTTTCGTGATCTGGTCAATCAGTTCTGTTTGTGTGTGGATGATCTCACTGTTCACTCCACTTTCTGGGCCGTCAATAGCATTGTCCGTTTTGTCGTTCACTGCTTCATTCTGCAACTCATCAGCCTGCAACGAGGACCTGACTTCACCGATCGACCGAGCAACAAGTGTAGCAGGGATTTCAGCAATCAACTTTGAGATATTCGCCGTGATATATGGTGTTTTCACGTTTCGAGCATCTACCGGTCCCTTAATCAGCCTGTCAGTAATCTCGCCTTTTTCAATCAATTCTTTTGCACGTGGAAAAAGCTTTGCATGATCACCCTTATATAAGTCACGATGATAATCAATGTCTCCGTGCCACTCTTTTACGACGTCGCTATTGAATTTTTTCCATTTGATCGTCATTTAATCACCTGCCTTTCTGCACAAGAAAAAGACACCGTTCTGCACGGTGTCCTTGTTTTCAATATGAACGTTTCAAGTCCTGCACTTCATAGTCGTCTAACCCGTACCACACGGCTGAGAGGGAGTGTGAATCGATGTTGAATTCATCTTCAATCACCTCTCCATCTTTGTTAACAGCTAACGTTAAATATTTCAATTCTTCTATCGTGTTCGGACACTGATCTGAGCAGATAATCTTTTTGAACCGCTTGATTTTCTTTGTATATTGGAGCCGGGAACCTTGAAACTTTTTAGCGGCCTTCATACGAAAACCTTTTTTGTTAAAATAAGAAATCGTTTTTGGATCAGCGGAGTCTGCACGTATTTCCCATCGGTTTTTCTGAAAGATACGGATATCCTCAGCAGTGTCCTCATCATCTTTTCCTCGCTCATAATACTCCCAAAAGATATATAAAATTAAATTTTCACGATCCACTGCCATACGCAGCAACGCGTTGAAAGACTTTACAAATCCAAAGTCCATTCCATTACGTAGTAGAGGTCGGCGGATTTTCGAAATGGCATCCACCACCGCATCGTGCGGCTGTTCTTCAAACTGAGGGAATACCTTGGTTCCATTTACACCAAAATGACCTTTTCGAGCTATTCGGTAAAGGTCTGGATCATAAGCTTTCATTTCCTCCAGCTGTTCGATATAACTTTCCGGTAAAAACAAATTATCGTCAGCAGTGGAATGGTGATAATACGTGTTTCCTTGCATAATCGTTCGCTCACGATAAAGCCGCTCATCGTCCAAGACAAAGATTTTTTGGGTCTCGTCCTTAAAAAAGTGTTTATAAGTCCAGTTTGACTTGCTGACTGGATTTGTTGAGAGAATCATGTGCAGATCTAATTTTGGATGCCGCAAGCGGCCAAGTAGTTCTTTGAAGCCGATATATTTGATCTCTGAACACTCTTCCAGCCAAATAAGCGAAATGTTATTAATGGATTTCAGCTTCATTGGCTTATCCATACCTTTGAAAATGATCTTTGATCCGTTAGGAAAGCGGATCTGCATTGGAGACGTCATGCATTTAATGCGTCCTTCAAGGCCCAAATCATTAACCAGTTCCTCAAGTAGAGAATACGTTGAGTCGCGGTGTGTATCGTATACTTCACGGACAACGAGAGCGGTTCGTTTTTCTTCCAGCAGCTTTAATATAATTTTTAATGCAACATGGTAGCTTTTACTGCTGCCATAGCCACCGACGAGAAATTGAAATTTCGTTGACCAGTCAAAAAGAAAGTCTTCGAAACGCGGATTCACTTCTTTTTCAATCATGAGTCCGCCTGCTTTCTCTTGATGAGAATTTCAATTGGTCCATCATCATTGTTGCTGTTTAACTTTTCGATCTCCGCTTTTGATTTGTCGATGGCTATGCGCATTTGCTCCAATTTCAAGCGGCGTTCGTCGTGAACGTGAGCCTGCTCATCAAACTGTTTGATTAAGTTACGGAGCTCTGCCATGGCGCGAGACTGGACGCTTAAATAGGCATAATACTGTTCATAAGCAAAAGACACCTTGAACGATTCTCCACCGCCCGCGTCACCCCAACTGCTTCCGGATTCCTCTTTTAAATGGTCATCACCGCTCGCTACCCACATAACCTTTTGGGCACGAATGATGGAAGTGTATTGAATAACAATTTGTTCCCAGATTAAATCGATGGGATCTGCCTTTCTGACTTCATCCATTATTTCTAAAAACTCTTCCGGCAGGTGCTTTGCATAAAAGCCATGTTTGAGAGCATTTGAGTTTCGTTTCGGAGGCGCTGCTGTTTTGTTGCCTTTATTACCTTTCCCATTAGAGTTACCAACGGGTGCGCCCTTCTTTTTGGTTGCATCTTTCCGCTCTATGGTTGCAACCTTTTCTATTTTGGATGCATCCTTTTTCGTTGGATCCCTCGACCATCCTTCACGGCTTTTCCGGCTCTTTAAGGTACCGAGTTTCACGTCATGCTTTTCAGCTAATGCAGCCAGCGTGATTTTCGTTGTTTCCCACTCTTTTCGTATTGCATCCCAGTTGACCATGTCACATTACCGCCACCTCCGTTATTTGTTTGTTTTTGAGCAAAGAAAAAAGCATTCCCTGAGGATGCTGTGAAATCACATTATAATTTCTAACGAATAAATATCTGAAGCAGTTAGAATTTGTTCATCAACATATTTATTATCTTTCTCTTCTGATTCAATTTTAATTGCGGCCATTATGCTACTAATAAAATCAAGACCTTCACATGACTTCATTTTTTCAATTGAATTATAATTGATAATCGTGCCATCTTTAAACTTTATTATGGCCTTCAAAATATCATCTCCTTCAACTTAATTAGCATATTCAACGTCAGAAGCTTTATGCCCATTTCATCTTACTATGTATACTTTATTCACCTGTAACCACTGCTCCATTATTTTCATTTTCGAGCAAAATAAAAGCACCCCGGAGGATGCCTAATTTCTCAATAAACCAGTTTAGTGTCGTTCATATTCCCGCAAATAGAACAACGAGCAGAAATTTCATAATCTGTTTTCGTGCCTTCTGTAGTTACTACACTTCCTACCGGTTCGATACTTGACGCTATGACTTGATTAGGTCCTGTCGTCAAATGTACTTCCTGGTTATTGGTTCCTACTACTCCGTACGTGTTATTACAAGTCTCACAATTAATCTCAACAAAGAATGGTCTAGTTGCCATCATTTCACACTCCTTTCGCCCTACATTTCGACAAAAGAAGCTAAACCCCTCTTATTTACTATCTGCCCACACAACTATTTTCACATATTTTCTGAAAGGGCACGAAGCCCTGTCACCCACTTTTATGAGCCATATGTATGCTTGACATTTCTTCATGCCTCTTCACCCTTTTTTCTTCTCTGCTCAGTGTCATGCTTAGCCACAAAAGAAAAACACCCACATAAGTGAGTGTAAAAATTACTTGTCTTTAGAGCATTCTTCACAAAAGCCTGTCATTGCATTTTCGTCTGTATAAATTGGCCCGCCGCAACCAGGACAACTCGACTCTATTTCTCTAGTCATATTCTCACCTCCTCTGTCTACCATTCGACAAAAGAAGTTAATAACCTTCTAAGCAAAGCTACCGTAAGGAGAGCGCCTGTTTACGTTCATATCCAACTTTTTATTTTGTCTTCTCATGTATACGGCAGCTGTATGACAAAAAAGAATAAAGAAGAAGCACCTCAGAGAATCCCCTAACCCCTTTGACTGTTTATTGCCTATCTTTCTCTCATTCATTAGTTTAAAATAGGTACATAGATTCATTATTTAAGGGGGAGATTTGATTGAAACTAAATCCTTTAGATTTACTGGATTATCTAAAGAGTAAAGATATTAACTTTTTGTATCATGCAAACACTGTAGCTACTGCTGCTACTTTCATTGAACAACAGGGGCTCCTTTCACGCGGAGCTGTTGAGGACTTTGGCTTATATCAAACACCTCAAAGTTCTGACGCCATTGATCAAAAGTACAATGTTTGGTACGACATATTCCTTGATAGCGTAGATCTCCATAAAAGATTTAATCGCCAAAACCACTACGGTCCTGTATTATTTAAATTCGATGTTGATCTTTTATCATCTTCCTCCCTGCCAGAGCTCTGGGTTACTAAAGATAACCCTATAAGATGGCATGATGGTCAAACAGATGTTGATCGATATTTTCAAAATTTCGATGAGTTTAAAGAAACATACACCAAGGGCGCATACAGAGAGATGATAACCCTGCGTTTCACCAAAGATGCATTTCCCTTTGAGCCTTACTTAAAAGAAATTATTTTAGATGATCCAAGTGTAAGGATATCAGATTTAGTTATTGGTTCAGAAGCAAGAAAGATTCTGACATCTGCTATTAAGAATTGTCCATTTATAATTGACAACGTCACTCGAACCTTAAGAAAGTGTGATAACTGCTTTTGCCACGATAATTACTTGAATCAGGTAGGCGTCTCTAGATTAAAAGAATCATTCCTTATTGAAAAATAACTTTCACCTGAGAAATAGCGTTACAGACCCATCCTGTCTGTAACGCTATTTCCGAATATTGATTCCTACACAACGTGTATATGATCCCTGTTAACAGTATACTCCCTCTTCTTCAAGATGTATGTAACCTGGATACACCTTTCTTCACAGCTTTTTAACGTACTGAGTTTTATATCATGCTTTTCCGCTAATGCTACCAGTGTGATTTTAGTTGCTTTCCATTCTTCTCGTATTGCACCCCATTTGACCACGTCACATCACCTTCATTCCTCCCGGTCTTTCGTTTCACATCCTATCAACCCCTTGCGCTATTTGCTTTGTTTATTTTGGGCATAAAAAATAGCACCGCGATGGGTGCCGTTGATTAAAACAGTAATTCAATTGATTTGATTTCACTTGCTTTTCTTGTTTCACCTGTTGATTCTTGAGTTAATTCTGAACCTGGTTTCTGAAATTCATTCAGCATGAACGCAATTTGATCAGCCGAAAGCGCTATATCATGCGTTTTCTCATCCCATGACTTTCCATCTTTAAAGTGATAAACCAATTTATAAAGCTTAGCCATTATAACCATCTCCTTTCGCCTTATATTTCGACAAAAGAAGCTAAACACCTCTTATTTCCCAGCTGTCCATCCGCCTTTTTTCACACATTTAACAAAAGGACACGAAGCCCTATCACCCGCTTTTATGAGCCATATGCATTTCTGACACTTCTTCATGCCTCTTCACCTCTCTTTTTCTTCTCTGCTCAGTGTCACGCTCAGCACAAAAGAAAAAACACCCACCGTTATCAGTGAGTGCCTCATTCCTTATATTTCCCTACTAACATAATAGCACCCCCAATAACAAAACGCGTGCCATTGTGCGGCCAAAATCTTGCCAATTGTTTGCCACTAATTTTCTTCCCCCTTCACGACTTCAAGCCGCAACATGAAAGCCAGCTTGTAGAATGCTCTGGATTTCACTCGTCCATAGGTTCTCGCGCTCATTCCTAGCTCGTTGTGGATCATGTAATCAAATGCGTCTTCATCCTCTAAATATCTTTTTTGAATAATTGCCCGTTCGATTCTGGAAAGACGATTTAACGCACGATCCAAATTGTCTTCTAAGTTCTCAAGTTCTTTTTCCTTCTCTACGTTCCATAAAGCTGTTTCCTCCGCGGGATTACCCACGGAATAAGTTTCGCCATGATAACGTGGAGTATATGCAGGAGTGGTTTTCATTTCCCTTCTGATAAAGCCGATCTGCTTATAGATCCGAACGCTTTCAAGCGCCTCTTCCAACTTTTTTTGTGTTGCTTTTCGGTCAATCTCAGGTAAAAAAGAAATTTGTCCCATTCTATAGGTGCCCCCTTATCCTTTATATGCTCCACCTTTACCGCGTCGTAACGTCCGCATGTCCATTCCCATTAAGCTTCGCAATTCACGCTCAGACAGCTTCTCCGGCTTCTTCTGTGGCGGCTTTTCTTTCTTCCGTTCTTGCTTTACTTCCTGGTGGTCTTTCTTCCATTGTTTTAGCTGCTCTTTCAAACTTGGATTCATCATAATCACTCCTTTTTGGCAAATAAAAAAGGACACCAAACAGCACACGAATTTTCGTGTCTGTTCAGTGTCCTCCAGTGGGCTGGTAGGGATTATAAAATTATTCTAATAATCGTCATACTTATCTTGTAACATGATTATTAAATTTGCAGGAAAGGCAATAAATTTCCCTTTATGATGCTCTGGCTCATCATCTTTAGGACTAAGTTTCAAGAAAAGAATCTTCCTATCCTTTTCAGAAAGTCCTTTGTAAATATTCTCCATTCCCCTTATTCCAACATATATTCCCCCATAGTAATATATCCAATTTTTCCATTCTTCGATATAGGATATAAATGCAGAATCATTCACTCTAGCGACAGAGCCTAACTGAGATTCTAAGAGAATAACAATCACTACTAATAATGCAAAAAAGAATTCGAGAGTGCCATATATTTGTTGAGTGTTTTTTACCATTTTTAATATATATAAATTATATATTGTTATTATAGAAAAGTACGAAAAAATAACTGGAATAAAAATTATATTTATCAAATCTAAATTTTCTATAAAAATAAAAATTATATTTATCAAATCTAAATTTTCTATGAAAATAAAACCCAAGGGAATCAAAGCTATGTAACTGACTAAAAATATTTTTATCATATTGTTTAAAAACAATATGATAAAAACTATAAATAACATTATACTTGTTAACATGTACTGCTGAGACGTCGTATCTAAATTTTGAACCCAATTATAAGCCTTTAACAGTATTAAAGGAACAAATCCTATAAATAGGTATAACATGATAATTAATAATGCTAAAATAAATTCCACAAAATTATTTGCTATCAAACTCTTCTGCTTTTTTTTTGGTTCACTCAAGATTCTTTCGCCTCTTCCCGTCGCATCCACTTCCCTTTTTCTCACTCTTTTTCATTAAATCTCCTGCCTGCTGGATGCACACATCTAATATTTCAACAAGAATGTTAATCTTTTTTCGGCAAAATGTTCTTTAATTATATTGGAGTACAAAAACATTAAATAGAATATAACCATTATAAAATGGTGTAGGCTAACGTAAAAATAATTTAATTCGTAATTGGTTCCCTTACTATAATTCAGAATACAACCAGTGGGCTGGTAAGGCTTATTATTTTTCAACACTTCTTTGGTTGAGTGTTATCTTTCTTAAGTCATTAAAGTCTATACTTTCTGTATTGTCTCTGATATCTCCAATACTTAAAGTTTTACTTTCTGCATCAATTGGAGCTCCTAAAACAAGTCTAAATTCTCTTTGATATTTAAAATAATCCCTTTTATACATAAAAGCCATTATAGGCTCCTCTTCATAAACAGCTTTATCTAATGGATTAGGATCATACTCATTAAAATACTGAACAGCACCAAAATGAATGCTTTGTCCTGTAGCGTCAAGTTCGGTTTCTATTTGTTTTAAAAACTCATTCACCTTAGAAATAATAATTGCCTTTCGTCCATTAAAGTCTTTGGATAATTCTTTAAAAACTTCTTCTTTTAGTGTTCCCTCTCCCTGATTATTAAATATGAAGTCGTCTGCTGATAACATTACAAAACAACTAAGTGGGATATGCTTTGAGAATCCATAACTCTCAGCTAAATAACTTTTATCCATATCTATCTTTAACATTTCACCATTAGGACCTACCATAATTACGTTTTTCATTTTAGGATCTAATTTTCTAAGATATGCTCCTTCATATTTATCACCAATTCCCTTATCTAATCCTTTGTTCTCCAAATCAACAAAATAACTACTTTTTTTCATGTAGATGTTGCCATTTAAAAAGTCCTCTTCATATTGCGGTTCAACAAATTTGATTAGCACAAAAGCTTTGTCCATTTAAATATCCTCCGAGAAATTATAATAATTTTGTTTAAGTAAGTAGCCTTTTATTCTATCCCATTAAGCTATTTAATCTTGTTTTGTTGTACTTCATAATTTTTTTATTTCTTCACCAATATTCTGTTGTTCATTTAGACTCTGCCAGTGATCTGGTTCTGATAGAACTCTTTTTTAATCAAAAAGTAACAACTTTTTATCCTATGAATTCACTTTTTCTTCTTTGGTTTCAATAACGTAGAGTGATAATCTTTTAATTTAAACTCACTTTCCAACCTGGATATATGTACTGGAATTGTTCTTTCGGTAGAATCTTCAAAAAATTTCAGACACTTACCCTCTAAGAATGCTAAAACATCTCTTTTTCTATTTTTATATATAGTATCTCTTCCCCAAGCTATTATAATGAGTGATGTCTTTTCGTCGTTAATTGCCCCTTTTATATAAAAATCATTATCAGGTCCTACATATTGTTTAGAAGCCTTTAGCTTTTTTGAATTAGTTTCTATAAAAGCAAATAAATTTATTACTTCAATAGACCCATAATCATGGTCAATTAAATAATTCACACAACGATTCACTGAGTGATCCATTTTCAACTCATCAGCAATACTGGGATTGAGCATTATCACAACTGCCCTCGGAAGAGATGAATTCCATACTTTTACTAAAGAATATCGATATGGATATTTTGGATCAGTCCGATCAAACACTGCTTTAGATTTCATGATTTTCCAAGTCATTTTTAACTTTCCACCTTTTTATATCTCGTATAATTTTAAAAGGTATTCAATTTCTTTTTTAATTCCAAAAGCCTTTAATTTGTCTTGTCTTTCGTTATATAAAGCTTTTAACATTTCTTTTTTATCATTTGGACTGCCATGATGAATTTTCCTATGACAATTCGGGCATAGAGCAATGATATTTCCAGGCACGTCTAAACTGAAATTAAAACTACCCTGATTCGACATTGGAATAAGATGATGAGCTTCTACAAAGTTTTTATTAGTACGTGGCGATACAAAAGTTTCGTGATTTATATCAATCTCACACTGATAATTCGCTTTGATGAGTGCTTCTTTTGCTTTCTCAGCACTTCTTTTCCACTTGGTTTTTACAGAGTTAGTTGTCCCTTGATCCGGAATATTTTGAGGAGTTTCCTCTGTACTAGAAGCTTTAGCAAAGGTAATATCTTCTTGAAACTTAATGTCTTCAATCTCTTCTTTGTAGAGTAATTCATCAATAACTTGATCTAAATTTCTTATTCCAATAAAGTTCTTTATTTTTTCCAAGTTGCTAAGTAATAGGCTTATATCGGACAAGATTTGTTGATTATTTGGAAAAGTATTTTTGTCATAATATTTCGCCTGAATGTTTGCTGCTTCATAAGCAGCACCATAATTTTTAGAACCCAGTTGAAGTTGATCTATCTTTCCGATTAAAGTAGAAAAAGAAATTTCCTCATTTAATTTCGTTGCTATATCCTTCATTTTGTTTATTGGTTTATATCCAATAAATTTTTTTCTAAGATATCTAGTTCCTTGATTTAATGAAAGATAGACACCATCCATATCCTTGCGAAACAGAAAGACCACATAAAAACCCCGCTGTGCGCTTTCCGTAATACTTCTTTCATAAATAGCTATCCATGGAGTTTCAGTTAAGTTACCTTGACCGTACGAACCAATAACCATGTGTTTTTGAGGGTCTAAATTTAGTAGTGATTGTAGTTTTTGGGGGAGATCGTATCGTATCAATTTTTTTATATCTACTGAGCTTACTTGATTAGGATTCCTGTAAAAGTTTTCATAGTTGTTAAATATCTTTAAAAAATCTTGTTTCACTTTAAAATTCCTCTCCTTGATCCCATTTAACTCTTTTCACTTTACCTTGATGCGTTATGATCTTCGTTTCCCCATGCTGCGGCAGATCTGCAATTTTCACTTTCCCATCGCAAATTACGACGGCTTTGTTATTTAGTTCCATTATATCCAATTTCATTACCATTGTACTAGGATTAATTTCTAGTTCTCTTAATTTCACAAAAGCTGCCCCCAGTCTGTTAAAATAGAATTGCGAGTAATATTTCAAGAGCTGGGGACTTTCCTTGGCTTTTTTTGCATCATTTTCTTTTTATTGGTTAAACTTCTTTCAAACGGAACATTTTGCTATGGTGATTCCTATGTTTTAAAGCCGGGGCAAACCTGGCTTTTTTGGTGTAAACTTTTGATTAACGGGTATATTGTTTTTGTATGACATTTCCTCGTCATACGCACCCTGCAAATTCAACTCTTTTACAGTCAGGTATTAACCTGGCTCTTTTTTGTTTAAAGCTTCCACTTCCACATTTACCTACGCATCCTGTAGTATCCTTTCTCTTAACTCAAAGAACCATTCCTTATCTGCATTCATGATCGCTAAATCGATAAGTTCGTCATAATCTTCTTTCAAAAGAGACGAATCCAACGGTACAATTAAATTCATTGAGCACGTAGCTGGGGCTGGTTTGATGTTTTCGGGAATACCTCTTACAAACCTGGTTATTTTCGTCACATGAACCGTCTCTGAATCTTGCGAAAAGCTATCAATATAACTCGTGTACCAGTACCGGCCAGACGCCGCTAAAACCCAATCGCCTACTTTCAAGGCTGCCACTCCCTTTTTAATAGATAGTTTCGTCGAACTGTTCACTACTTTTATAAATTGTAAACACAGTCCTACTGCTCCCCATGGTATAATTACCCAAAATGAGAGGAGGCTCATAAATGACCGGTGATGCGGTTTTTGCTATTTTTCCAATCTTAACTATCTTCTTTTACATAGCCCCAGTTGTATTTGTAATTTGGTTTCTGGTTAAATACCTTAAAATACAGCAGGAAAAGAACAAAATTCTAAGAACTATTTCTGACAAGCTAGATAAGCTAAATAATTAGACGGGGAAACCCGTCTCTTTTTATGTCACATCATGTGTCAACTGTGTATCAGCGTTTCCTTCTCCACTCACCGCGACTGTACTCCATGACCGTCACTTCTTGTCCAATCGCCTTTTCAAGTAGCTTTCGCCGCAATGGAAAATCCCGTGAAGTAGGTCCGCCTTTGACATCCACAATTTCTGTCCGACCATCCTTGTAATAAACTTTAAAATCCGCCGTGTATTTGGCCCCTGCCTTCGTTTTCTCACCTTTTCCCGAGCAAAGAGTACAATTGATAGGCCGTCTCGTTTTCGGGCTTGTCCGTTTGCCTGATCTGTTACAGCGATAGCAGAGGAAATGAGGCAGATCTGGGAAGTAATCAAAAAACGAGGACTAAATAAATAAACACGCTGCGGCGTGTATTTATTTTAGCTATTTAATGGTACTATTTTCATGATATGGATGGATTATCTGTAAAACTTGCTGAATGTATGGAATTTTTGAAGGGTTGGCGAATTTCAAGAAATATCTTTAGAGGAGCGTGTACAAGATGAATCTCAAAGAAACATTGGAAATGTTAAATAACGTTGTGAACGACAATAAGGATTTAATAAAGAATGAGGAATCAACAAAGCAATTTTTGATTTTACCTCTACTCAAGGGACTAGGCTACGATACATATAGCCCCCAGGAAGTGACACCGGAATTCACAGCAGATTTCCATAAAAAGAATGAGAAAGTAGATTACGCTATTTCTATAAATGGGATCCCCAAAATTTTCGTCGAAGCAAAATCAATGAACAGCAGCATTACCAAAAATGCTCCGCAATTAAGTAGATATTTTAGTACTTTCCCTAGTGTCCGATTAGGAATCTTAACCAATGGAATTGAGTATCACTTTTTTACTGATTTAAATCACGCGAATATAATGGATTCTAAACCATTTTTTATTTTTAATATAACTGACTATAATGAAGAAGATTTCAACCACTTAATTAAGTTTTCTAAAAACCTTTATGACTATGATAGTCTGAAATTAATGGCCGAGTCTCTGATGTATTACCAATCTTTTAAATCCGTCATAAAAGAAATTTTCGAAAGCCCTAATGACGACTTCATTAAATATGTCATAAAAGAGCGCTTTAAATTTAAAGTAACGCAACAGTTTATTAATACTTCTCGACCTTTAGTCCAAAAATGTATCCAGGAATCCTTAGCTGAAATTATTAGTGAGAAATTCAAAACTACAATGCCTAATCAAACAACACAAGAAATGGCTATAGATATTAACGAAATACGGGAAGCAGTGAAAAAGACATATTATTCTACAGAAGAGATCGAATCATTAGGTGTTTTTGAAGAGTTTGAAGGCGTTAAAGTCGTTTTACCCAACTCTGAATCCTATAAAAAATTATTAAAAAGCCCTATGGAAGAATACTCTGTTGAAAAAGGGAATCCGTTAAGTGATTTTTTTGTTTCGTCCGTTCTTACACAAGGGAGTGCGATTGTGGGATATTTGATCGGGCAATACTCTAATCAACAAAAAGATACGACACTATACACAGTTAAATCTAACGAAATTGCTAATTTCCTAAAAGAAAACCCTATCGTTGAAGAAGCTGGCTTTATCAACGCACGGCTAGGCTCGCGATTAAACAAAAACACAAATGAAAAAACGTACTATTTGAGAAGTTGTTTAACCAATCTTTCATTTAGAGATATTCCCAATCTTGTATCTAAAGTTGAAAATGTTGATGAATTTTTTAAGATTATTCAATAATTATTTTCTAAACAGTGGGTAATGGTTTTCTGTAAACTTTGTAAGGTATACTGTTATATCGCACCACCTTTTCAAATTTATTTATTTCAATTAACAATCTTTATAAAGACACGTAGCCGATTTGGGAAGTGCTTAAACGAAGAGGACTGAAATAAACATGCTACGGCGTGTATTATTTTTACACATTAATAGAAGATTATTTGAAAATTGTTTGATTTTCTAAAAAACCCTTCTTCCTATATAGGAAGAAGGGTTTTAATCTATACTATCTTAATTAAAATTGCTTTATTTATACTTTAAGAAATTATTCATAATATACTGAAGAACCCCAGTATGCAATTAAATCTAGCTCGATGCTTTCTTGGTTATTTACTCGTTCTAAAATGCCTAAGTTCTGACTTTCACTGTATTTTTCAATAAATTGACTTGTAATTATTGACGCTCCGGAAGATAAAAGATGTTGTGTATAGTTGGTAGATAGATTCCAATTCAATCCTTGACTAAGGTAGAACATTAAGATAGCGCCAAAGGTTGAAGAAGATAAATAGTTGGTTAACCAACGATGTCCTAATACAGATTGCTCTTTGTTTGTTAAAATTTGAGAAATACCATTAAAGTCCATGCTATTATATCTTATGTGAGCTGCAGCGCTCTGACACATATTTAAAACCAAAAGTCTTCTCTGATCTCTGATAATTTTTATTTCAGATATTTCATAGAGATACAATTTTTCACTTTCTGATATTTGCAGCCAACTTTTCACAGGGTTATCCGCATCAAAATTGGCATGACCTGACACCCATATTAAATCATAAGTTTCAGAAGCATAAAGTTCTATAAATTCGGTCTTACTACATTCGTTTTGGAATCTTATTGTAATATTTTGATTACCGATCTGCATTTTTCCCAGAAAATATTTTAATGCTTCCAGTTCATATTTACTTGTAAACAAACTCATATCTGGATCAATCCATAATAGGACTTTTTTAAATTGTGCTTCCTGTTTTTTATTTTCTTTTGATAGGACGATTATTTCTTTATCTACACCAACAGACATAATAGACTGAAACGGCGTATTAAAAGTTGATAATTCAAATACTTTTAATTTCTCAACAGAATCGACATTATTAACTTCTTCGATTAGCTTATCCAAACTATAAAAATCATTTAAACGTGATAAATATGCTTGGGAAGTTTTTTTATTCAAATCTGGATTACCAGGAATTTTAGGTTCATGTGTATCTTTATCTTCTAACATTGCCATCCACGTTGATTCGATTTCATCTTTCAACTTCAAAAAATCTGCATGAGTGGTTTGAGATTTATACTTTTTTAGCTTAGTATTTGTAGCGTCTTTTATTAAGTACCAACATTCCATATCATGGACATTTGAAATGGCTAAAATAATCATTTCTTTTTCTTGCAAAATATTTGTTAAACGTTCACCATTATAAGTTCTCCAAATAAATGCTAGTGTCAATGCTAAATCATAGTTTGTTCTTTGTATCAAAGTATAAACAATATCATTAATTATCCAACTTTGTCTTTGTCGCTGTAGACTACTGTATATTTTTTCAGGATAATATTTATAAATTGAATCCATTATTTCATATACACTGTCAATTAAAATTTTCCTTGGAAATGATTCATTGGTTTGTAGTTCTCTTACGTTTAAAATTTTTTTTCTATATTTAAGGATTTTCCTATCCTTAAGTTTATTTAAATGCTTATGTAAACTCACTATTTCAGTAGATTCTAAATTATCAGTGTGAAAGGTCAACAGTGCTTCTATTATCAAAAATCTCTGATAAGTATTCCGAACTTTTTTTAATAATTCCTTTAATAAAAACGTTAATCCAATCAATTCGGAATCCTTAGTTACAAATAATATTCGTGAAGAGTTACATAAAAAATTAATATCTTCATCTGTGCAATCGGTTATTTCCACAAAATTTTTCATCAATTTATAGGTTTCCAAGGACTCACTTAATGCGTTTCCAAGTACACCGCTAACCCTAAAATAAACCGAACAATAACCCAACAGAATTTCTCTTACCCTAGGAATTCTAAGTTCTATTCCCTCAAAGAAATAATCAAATTTGACTTCAGTTTTTAGTTCTCTTTCGGGATCTTTGAAATTATAATCAGGATTTATGCTTTTAACTAAATAATTAAAAGACTCACCAACACAACCAATGGATTCAAGTAGAGTCGCATAATTAATAAGCAAATTAATAGATCTTGTATAAATCTCAATTCTCTCTCTCTTATCTTTTATATGACAACGAGAAGCTTCTATAAATATTTCTACTGTAACATCAATTAGTGACCCAACTTTATGATAATCACTATATTTTAAGGAACCCAACTGTTTTTCAAAAGTGTCTAATAGGACCAAATAATCTTTAGATTCATTATCTGTTATCCAGGCTTTTAAAGTGGATGTATACTCTGAATAATAATTGTGATTTACATCTAAATTATTATTTTCTTTTGCGCTTGTTATAAAACTTTTTAGATAATCTCCTATATCCAAATTTGTCATCAACTGCTCCCCTTTTTTAGTGATAACTGCTTAATAAATATTACCATTATACCTAGCTAGATGTAATACTATGTCTCAATCATCTACTTCCCCCTTTCCTTTTTGGTATGTTTTGTTATACACTGATAAAAACATACGTTCCTACAATTGTTAATTGGAAAAGAGGCGGTCACTTTGGTCTATACAAAAACACATTTAGAAGATTTTATCGAAAATCTCTACACGAACATTGGAATCCACCATCCTCGACAACTAAATCCTGAAGAAATATCTGCAAGGCTTGGTATTGTCATTGATTATGTTGATGGTACAAGCAAGTGCATAGAGTATGAACAATTTTCATTTATCATGCTGAATCAAAATCTCTCCCCTGCTGTGCAATGGCAAGAATTTGCCCATGAGCTCTGTCATCTGTTGCGCCACGCAGGGAATCAGTACACGCTTCCTCCCTTCTTCTTAAAAATGCAGGAATGGCAGGCCAATAGCTTTGCCCTGCACTTTTGTATTCCAACTTTTATGCTTGAAAAACTAGATTTACCAGCTTATAAGCAAGCAGCTATCGCAATAATTGCTCAAACATTCGGTGTTGAGCATGACTTTGCTGAAGAACGGCTTGAGCGTTGGCTGATACAACGGGCTATGGTGTATTACGGATAAAAGAAAAGGATTCTATCCCTATCATTATTTGTCGTAATATGTCGAAGGAAAAGTGTGGAAATCATCTTTTTTTTATAGGAAGATAGATAGAATGACTAGTCCGGCATTATTAGCACACTATGGTGTGTATTTATTTTAGCCATTGAATAGTACTATTTTCATGATATGGATGACTTATTTTTAAAAGGGGGATTTTTCGAAATGAGCAATCTGTTCAAAGGATGTCTTGGTTGTCTAGGACTGCTTGTTGTGTTGGCTTTACTCGTTGGCGGATGTACTGCGTTTTTCGATGTAGACGAGGGCGTTGAGGTTAGCAATAATTCTGTTACAGAAACGGGAGTAAATGAAGCTGATACTGAAACATCTGCTGATCAGGATAGTGAGACAGTCCATAAAGAAGTTCAAGAAACAAATGAACCTGATAGCTGGCTTTCCAAAATTCAAGATGTGGCTGTCTCAAGTAAATCAGAAACAGAAAAGTTTGATGAAATTAGTCTCTACGCTCAAGACTACACACCGAACACTTCCGAATTAAAAGAATTTGAAAAATACATTATCGATGAATTTACATCGGGAGCTTACTTATCCGGTCCTTCAAACGATGCATATATGCTAGAAAACATATTCAAGTCAGAAGTAATCGATGTCTATTACCGGAATAGTCCTCAAGTTCCTATTGGCGATTTCGCTTTTGATTTTTGGCAGAATACAAAATATGTTTACCGTGGAGTCGATACTGTTGATAGTGATCCAGTCAAAGCAAATGAAGAACAAATGAATAAAGCTTTGGCAAAAATGAATTAATAGATTTCTCACCCACCCCCTTTCTCAGCGTTCTTTTTTGATGTGATGTACCAGCAGCTGCGGGGATGGTGTGAAAGGCACTTCTATGGGCGATGCTGTTCTCAGATTATGTATATCCTATCTAACTATGAAAGAAGGAAATAAAAGTGAAAAAACAGTGGTTTGCAGGGAGTGTTTTCTTCTCAGCTGTTCTTATTTTAAGTGGCTGCATTAATGAGAATTCTTCAAGCGATACAAGTCAAGAAACAGCTTCCTTAGCTGAAGCTCAACTAAAAAAAGAAGCTCAAATACTTGATTACACCACAATGTCTGAGAACGGGATTGAAGATGGAGCTAAAGTGGTGATCGATGGGATTGTAGCGTCTGCTGATGATTACGCTGACAATGGTACTATTCCGGCCCGTACAAAATTTGTAGTAAAAAAAGAGGATGATTCTATCCATTATTGGGTTGAAAATCTCTCAGACGATCTAATGAGATTGGATTCGCACGTTAAAGTATATGGTACTTATAAAGGAATTGATGAGGAAAGCCTGCTGCCTGTTGTTGAGGGTGAAGTAGTTGAGGTAGTCAGCGAAGATATCACTGATGAAAATAAGGCATCTTGAAAAGTAAATGATGCAGACACAGGTATTCTTTTCACGAAGAGTTTGACGCTCAGAAAAAGAAGTTGCTCATTTAAAATAGGCAGCCTTTCCCCGGCCATTCTTTTTAATGTACCTGCAGCCGGCGGGGATGTTGTGAAATATATATTTCCCACTAATACATAAGGAGATAATATTGTATGAATAAAAATATTGTTTTTATTTCAGGTATTCATGGTGTAGGTAAAACAACATTCTGTAAGTACCTTGAAGATCGGACCGGCACAAAATCGTATTCAGCCGGTACACTAATAAATGAATACATAAACAATCCCTCTATCTCGAAAGAAGTTTCAAATGTGAACGGCAATCAAGAAATACTCGTCTCATCAATTCAAAGAATAATTCTTGAAGATTCCTTCATATTGGATGGGCATTTTTGTTTGCTCGATAAAAACAGTACTATTCAACAAATCCCAGTTGAAACTTTTTCAGCTTTGTCACCTAAACTCTTTATCGTTTTATATGATGATATCAAAATCATCCAGGAACGCTTAAATAGTAGAGATGCAAAAGTCTACGATGCTTCTCTCTTGGAAGAACTACAGCAACAGGAGATTTCATACTCTTCTCATGTTGCAAACTTACTTAACATCCCGGTTATTCATCACTGCTCTTCTCATGATTATGAGGAAATTACTAGCATTTTAATTGATTTAAATTTAGGAGGAGAACTATCATGAAAACTGAACCTTATTTGAAGTATGAGCTTTTTGCTGACATTAACTTAGATGATCCATTTTTTGATTCATTAAAAGAGGATTACCCAGAATTTGAAAAATGGTTTCATAAAAAAGGAAACGAAAGAGCATATATCCTTCGTGAAAACGATTTAGTCGAAGGTTTTTTATACTTAAAGTACGAACACGGGCCAATTGATGACGTATATCCAGTGATTGATTGTACAAGTGCCTTAAAAATCGGAACCTTAAAAATAAATCCGCATGGAACTCGTTTGGGAGAGCGTTTTATAAAAAAAGCACTTGATCATGCAATCGCAGGTGATGTTGAACTCTGTTATGTTACTGTATTTGAAAAACAGTCATCCTTATTAAAAATATTTGAAAAATATGGATTTACTCGATTTGGTCAAAAATCTAATGGTGAGCTCGTTTTGGTGAAAAATCTAGTTGAACTTTCTGGCGAAGTCCTAAAAGATTACCCTTTGATTAGTACCCAAGGAAAACAAAAATATTTATTAGCGATCTATCCACAATATCATTCTATTATGTTTCCTGATTCTATTTTAAATAATGAAAATATAAACGTATTGGAAGATTGTAGCGTTACGAATAGTATTCATAAGATCTATGTAACCACGATGAAAGTTAATCGCGCGAATCCTGGCGACATATTCGTAATGTATCGAACTGCCACACCTGGTAAATCTGCAGAGTATAGCTCTGTCGTTTCTTCTATTTGTGTTGTAGAAGAGGTGAAAAGCCAACATGAATTCGCGAATTTTGATGATTTCTTTCAATATGCCACTACTTATAGTATATTTGATTATGATGATTTAAAATACTGGTATAATAAAGGCGGCTGCTATACTGTTAAAATGACTTATAATGTCGCTTTAAGCAAGCGGTTAATCAGACAAAAATTGGCCGATGAAATTGGTCTAGATCGAAATACACGTTGGTCGTTTATCAAACTAACGGATAAGCAGTTTAATCGAATTTTAGAAGAAGGTGGAGTAAGTGAAGGTATTATTATCGATTAAACCACAATATGTTCAAGAAATCATAAATGGAAATAAAAAATTTGAATACCGAAAACGCATTTTCAAGAAAAATGTAGAGTCTGTTGTTATTTATTCTACAATGCCTGTTGGTAGAATCATTGGTGAGTTTAAAATAGATAGAATTATTAAGGACTCGCCTGTTGAATTATGGAATCAGACGGCAAGGTATTCTGGTATATCGAAAGATTCTTTCCTAGAGTATTTTTCTGGACGAAATAATGGATTTGCCATCAAGATTAAAGAGTTTGTTGAATATGATGAGCCTATAAATCCAAAGGAGTTAGACAAAGATTTCACGGCTCCACAGTCTTACAAGTATATTTACAATGAACCTGATATTCAGTTGAATTTAATGTGAACTTTTCCTTTAATCTCACTCAACCCCTCCCTTCATGAGTTGGGGTTTTTCTTTAAGCTCAAAAAGAACATATGTTCCGAGAATAAATGTTCTGAAGTCTGGAATACAAAAATTAAAGCCTGATATATAAGCACTTTTGTATTATCTACTTGAAGTAATGGAATACATTCACTAACTTTTGTATCAGTTGTGTCATTGATTAATACATAAATTATTTGAATGATTAAGATGAAGGAGTGAGCACTATGGCAAGCATCGAAAAACGCGGTGATAATTCGTTCCGACTAATTGTTGAAGCAGGTTATGACGGAAATGGTAAACGAAAAAGACGATCAAAAACAATTCGTGTGGATCCAGACCTTTTGAAGAAGACACGCAAGCTAAACGATTATTTGAATGCGGAGCTTTATAAGTTTAAAACAGAGGTTGAATCCGGTGAATATATCGCACCAGAAAAGCTGACATTTGCCGATTTCTCTGTGGAATGGGAAAAGAAATATGCAAAAAAAGAGCTCGGCGAACAGACCCTGGATACGTACTTATCCTACTTAAAGAATCATATTTTACCTACGTTCGGACATATGCGTCTGGATCAAGTGAAGCCGATTCATATAGTGAACTTTCTCGATGGTTTGAAACGAACTGACGGGGACGAAAAGGCGATTTCTATCTCTACTATAGAATATATTTATCGTGTTCTTCGAAATGTTTTTCAACGAGCCGAAGACTGGAAAATACTCAAGGAGAACCCAGTTGCTTCTGTGAAGCGTCCGAAAGACCGAACAAAGAAAAAAGTGGATGTATATGACGAAAAGGAAATCACAGCTCTTTTCGAAACTGCTCAAGACGAACCGTTTCATTGGCGGTTATTCATCACATTGGCCCTAGCTGCTGGATTAAGACGTGGAGAACTTCTTGGATTAGAGTGGATGCACGTCGATTTTGATAACGGAACAATTCACATCGATCAAGTCATTAGCCGTGGCGAAAAGGGGCGTGCGGTTTTAAAAGAGCCAAAATCCGAAACATCCAAACGTTTAATTTCTCTTCCCTCCTCTGTTCTATTGGAGTTAAAAAGATATCAACTGCATTGGCGGAAAGAAAAAATGAAAATGGGGGATTTATGGGATGAGAAAAAACATGAATTTGTTTTTTGTAATGAAAACGGGAAGCACTTTTATCCAACCACGCCTACAACCTGGTGGAGACGATTTACGACTCGTGTTGGCGTCCGATACATCCGACTGCATGATCTACGACATACTTCTGCCACCATGCTGATTAATCAGGGCGTTCATGCCAAAATCATTTCAGAAAGACTTGGCCATGCTGATATTCGCATCACGATGGACACGTATGGTCACGCTTTACGATCCGCTGATCAAGAAGCAGCGGATAAATTAAATGATCTTTTTTCATCCAAAAAAGATACCATTTAA